CCGTATTATGAACCTTATAATTTAAAACCGAAGAGGGAAAAATGGCATTATTCACACCATCACAATCACCTGCGGTTGTTGTAAAAGAAGTGGACGCAACGGGAGGCGTACCCAATGTCCAAACTTCTACTGGAGCAATCGCGATACAGACTAGATGGGGTCCAGTTGAAAAAAGAGTATTAATTTCAAATGAAACAGAATTAGTCAATACTTTTGGATCACCTGACACCACAACCACAATAGATTTTCATAGCGCATCATATTTTTTGCGTTATTCAAACGCACTTCAAGTAGTACGCGTATGTACAGAGGATTCTGCAGACGGTACTGCATCAGAAAGGGCTCTTGGCAAATTTGCAGTTAACGCAGCTGCTGTCACAAGACAAAATGATTCAGCTTCTAAATTCTCTGGAATTAATGGATATTCCGCTCCACTTGTTAAAGACACAGATAATTTTAATGCTCAAGTAAGTGCATTGGATTCTGATAAGCACATTTTTATTGCTAGATATCCAGGTTCTTTAGGAAATTCATTAAGAGTTTCAATATGTACAGATAGTGCAGCATTTAGTAACTGGCCATATCAATCACATTTTGATAATGCACCAAGTACTTCCACTTTAGATCTTGCTAAGAATGGAAGAAGCACAGAAGTTCATATAGCAGTAGTGGATAAAACCGGAGAAATTTCTGGTACAAAAGGTAATGTTTTAGAAACTTATCCGTATGTTTCAGTTGCTACTAACTCAGTTGGAGCAGATGGAAGTACTAATTATGCTAAAGATGTTATCAACAATAGATCTCAATATGTTTTTATGGTAGGGTGGGATTCAAATCATAGAGATGGATTAGCTGGCACTGCTATGAATCCTCTTTTAGATTCAGCAGTGGAATTTTTGAAAGGCACTGTTGATGGAACATCTCTTGCATTAACTGGATCTAATCTTGCAGGAGACTCAGCTGCAGCATTTACACATTATGATTTTGACAGTGGAGCCAATGGTTTTTCTGTAGGACTTGCAGAATATGCTAGAGGTTATGACCAATTTGAAAATGTTGATGACGTAGAAATTGATTTTTTAATTACTCCAGGTGCACCTACAACAACACTTCAAACAACGGTTAGTAATGATTTAATAGGTATTGCAGTAGCAAGAAAAGATTGCGTTGCAGTGTCATCACCAGCTAGAGATGACGTTATTGGACAAACCAACGTGTTTAATGTAACTAATAATATTGTGTCAACTGCAGCTTCACTAACAAAATCAAGTTATGGTATCATGGATGGTAATTTTCTAAAAGTTTATGATAAATTTAATGATCAATTTATTGAAATTCCTGCAGCATCTTCTACAGCTGGTCTTATGGCTGAAACCGATCGAGTTGCTGCTCCATGGTTTTCACCAGCAGGATCAAGAAGAGGTCAATATCTTGGTGTAACTAGTATAAATTATAATCCAAGTAAAACATACCGAGATACACTATATGCTGCTGGAGTTAATCCAGTAGTTAATGTAGCTGGTTCTGGTGTAATACTATATGGAGATAAAACTTTACAAGATAGACCATCAGCATTTGATCGAATTAATGTTCGAAGATTGTTCTTAACACTTGAAAGAGCAATTGCACAAGCTGCTCAAAATGTAATGTTTGAATTTAATGATGAATTTACAAGAGCTGAATTTGTAAATGTTATTGAACCAGTCCTCAGAGATGTCAAGGCACGAAGAGGAATAACCGACTTTAGAGTTCTTGCAGATGAAACTGTAAATACTGCTGAGGTCATTGATCGCAACGAATTTATTGCTAACATCTATATCAAACCTGCACGTTCAATTAACTTTGTCACACTTAATTTTGTGGCCGTTAGAACTGGTGTTGCGTTTGAAGAGATCGTTGGCACAGCTGGCGTTTAGGGAGGTAGAAAATGGCACTAGGTAGTGTAGATCAATTTAAAGCTAGGTTAGCAGCCGGCGGAGCAAGAGGTAATTTATTTCAGGTTACTCTTAATAATCCAAGAGGAGGATTAGGAGTTGATATAGATGCTGATCTCGCATCATTCTTATGCGAATCTTCTTCCCTTCCAGCTTCTACAATAGGACTTATTGAAGTTCCATTTAGAGGAAGAAGGCTGAAACTTGCTGGAGACAGAACATTTGATACATGGTCTGTTACTGTTATTAATGACGTTAACTTTAAATTAAGAAATGCTTTTGAAAGGTGGAGTCATGCCATATCAAGGCATACTGACATTGGAGGTATACAAAATGCTGAATTGTATTTTGCTGATCTCGAAGTAACTCAATTTGATAGAGACGAATCTGTAAAGAAAACGTATAAGTTTAAAGATGCGTGGCCTCAAGATATAAGTAATATCGAATTAAGTTATGCAGATGCTGATAATATTGAAAGATTTACTGTAACTTGGCAGTATCAATATTGGACATCTGATACCACTGATCAGGGCATTAATGCGGCATAATAAATAAAATAAAAATATGGAGAGGGGCTTTTCCCTCTCCTTTTTAAAGGATTTAATATGGCTGAAGATAATAAAGGTTTTAGGTTATTTGGTTTTGAGTTAAGAAGAACTCCAACTGATGATCCTAAGAAAAAACCTTCTATAGTTCCTGCTGCAGATGATGACGGTGCAGGATATATTTCTGCGTCTGGATCGCATTATGGACAATACATTAATTTAGATGGTGATGACTCTAAAGATAATGCGCAATTAATTATGAAATATCGCGGAACTGCAATGCACCCAGAGTGTGATGCAGCCATTGATGATATTTGTAATGAAACAATTGTTGCTAGTACTGAATCTGAAAAGCAATCAATTGAAATTAATATGGAAAAACTTAAAGTAAGTGAAGGAATAAAAAATCAAATAAAAGAAGAATTTGATAATATTATTTCTATGCTTAATTTTGGAGAAAACGGACATGATATATTTAAAAGATGGTATATTGATGGAAGAGTATATCATCATTTAGTTGTTAATGAATCTAATTTAAAAGCTGGTATTTTAGAAATAAGACCTATTGATTCTACAAAAATTAGAAAAGTAAAACAAGTTAAAAAGAAAAAAGATCCAGTAACTGGAGCTAATTTAATTGAAAGAGTTGATGAATTTTATATCTATCAAGAAAAAAATACCGTAGGTCAAAATTATCAGGTTAAAAATTTAGATGCAATAAATTCTGGTACTTATTCATCAG